CTAAACCATTAGTTATGAACAACCAAGTAGAAAAACAATCAAACAAAATCCTTTACACAAAGGAGCAAATTGAGTTAATCAGGTCGCAAATTGCACCTGAAGCAACCCAAGAGGAACTTAAACTTTTCTTGTATCAATGCCAACGCACTGGGCTTGATGCACTTTCAAGGCAGATTTATTGTATTCACCGCTGGAGTAAAGGCGGTAAAAGAATGACCATTCAAACATCCATTGATGGATTCCGTGTTATTGCGGAGCGGTCAGGTAATTATGGCGGACAATCCGAGCCATTATTTACTTATGAAAATGGGGTATTAATTTCGTGTAAGATTTCAGTATTTAGATTCCACAATGACATTCGCTTTGAGGCATCCGTTGGAGTTGCTTATTTAGCAGAGTATTGCCAATTTGATAAGGATGGCAAACCGATGGGCTTATGGGCAAAACCGCATATTATGTTGGGTAAGGTTGCAGAGGCATTAGCTTTGAGAAAAGCATACCCACAGGATTTGTCAGGAATATACACCAGCGAGGAAATGCAACAAGCGGATGAATCAGCCTATTTAAAGGCACATCTTACTGAATTGGATGTAGAGTTAGCCGTTGACCTTTGCGTATCTAAAACGGAGTTAAAAACGCTATATTCATACAATATGGAGTTAGTTAACAATAGCCCTGAATTAAAAGAAATATTTAAAACCAAACAATCAACATTATGATAGATGCTAAACTTGAAAAATTAAGGGATAACATTGCTTACTATGAGTGGAAGTTTGAATCTTGTCATAGATTTTGGAAAAATGAGTATTTAACCGAAATTAGAAAAGCAAGAGCAAAATTAAAGGAATACAAAGCCAAACACTATCCTGAAATGTTAAACCCATTATTAACCCAGCCAAAACCATTTGTGCCAATGAGTGATTTTAGCGAACAATACGAAAACTATGAATGAATTTCCTAGTATTGACTTGATGATTGGTCAATTAAACAAATCAATCACCGAAATAGAAGCCACAACTTTAAGTAAAGATAATTACGTTTTACAAACATTAAGAGTTGCGTTGCGATTGGCTTTGGATATTAAACACGAGGAATTAAATTATTTCAAATCTAAAAACAATTAATATGGGATTTAGTACTTGCTGCGGAGCAGAAACCGATATGGAAGAAATAGGCATTTGTCCTGAATGCCTTGAACATTGCGATTGGGAAGATGAATATGAAGAATCATTAATTGAAGAACTTAAATTGACTGAAAAACAAGTTATAATCATTGTACAGGAATGGTACACAAATGGTATGTATCGTGATATATTGCAAAACGAACTAGGTGAAGATTTAGAAGAAATATGCGAACAAAAACTTGCAGAAATAAAATTTAGACCAATAGATGAGAAAGAAATACAAAAGGATTTAGATGCAGAAAACCAAATAGAAGAAGAACAAATTAATAAACACCAAAACAAATAAAATGATAGTATTAAACATTAAAAAAGAGGACATCAAATTTACCCAGCACAAAAACGGAAATCACTACGCTACAATAGTTGTAGAGAAACGTAAAGAGTTAGATAAGTTTGAAAATTCTCACACAGTTTATAACGGACAAACCGCAACTGAAAGGGCAGAGAAAGCCAAAAAGGAATATTGCGGAAATGGGAAGGAGTATGTTTGGGAAGGCAAGAAAGAGTTTGCCCAAAACAAACAAGAATTAGAAGATGCTGAAGATTTGCCATTTTAGGTAAAAAAAGGTTATCTTTGTAAAAGAATGTTGCAGATTCTATTCAAAACTCATTGCCCAAAGATGCGTTGGTACTGCAACTACCAGCAATTCCGAGGGCTTTTTTATTTATGAAAAGTAATACATATTATTTCAGCCACGATTATAACGCTGCAAATGATACAAAAGTCCTTTTTTTAAGGCATCAATTAGGAATGGAAGGCTATGGTATTTATTGGTATTTAATTGAACAATTAGCCAACGCTGGAGGCAAATTACCCCTTGAACTTATCCCTGTACTTGCTATGCAAATGCACTGCACTGATGTAAAAGTCAATGGGGTATTAATGAATTTTGGCTTATTTACAATTAATTCAGGAGAGTTTTGGTCGGAAAGATTAGCCCAACATTTAGAACTGCGTTTAAAGTTAAGTGAAAGTGGTAAAGCAGGTGCAAATAATAGGTGGGGTAATAGGGGGGCTATTGGGGAGGGTAATGCAAAGGAAAGTAAAGTAAAGGAAATAAAAGAAAAGGAAACTAAATTAAATAAAATAAATATAATAGATAGTGCGTTTGATGAATGGTGGAATATTTATGATAAAAAGATTAGTAAAGAAAAAGCCATTAGTAAATGGAATATTTTGACAAATGAGGAAAAGCAATTAGCTTTAAAAATAGTACAAGAGTATGTTAACTCAACCCCTGATAAAACATTCCGTAAAGACCCAACTACATATTTAAACAATAAATCTTTTAACGATGAAATCATTATCCGAAATGCTACCACAAGTCATAAACCCAATGTCAGTGAGCGTAACTTCACAAAACTTGCCAGTCTTAAGTACATTGAACCAAAGCGAGATTAAAATTTATGATGCCTTACAAACAATGCACATATCAAAATGTTCCAGCATTGAAGTATCTGAACACTTAAAAACCTGTATTCAGTTAAGCGGTGCAGTTCCACCTACAAGCCCTGAATTTCAGTTCCTAGTTGACTTTGTACTAAAGAACTATGGAATATTTAAACTAAAGGAATTAGGTGCAGCATTTGAACTTTATGTTTTAGGTCGTTTAGATGTAGATAGGAACTATGGTTCATTTAGCCCTAAATTCTTTGGCGATGTAATGGCTGAATACAAAAAGATAGCAGTACAGGTAAGGCAAAAGACACAAATAAACGAAATAAACGAAACACCAATGCAGATAAATGAAGAGCAAGTTATAAAGGATGAAAAAGAATGGTGGGATAAATCGGAGCAAAAGAATTGGAAATTCTTAAACCATCAAGTATTTGATTATATGTGGAAACGAGGTCAAATTAAAATATCAAAGGAACAAGGCGAAAATATAAAAGCCAAAGTAAGGGCAGTATTTTTAGCACAATCAAAGAAACCTGATGATATGCTAATTGATGATGAAACAATGAGGCAGCAATGCAAAAAGTATTCTTTAATGATGAAATTTAATAATCAATTATGATTGAGAAAGAATTGTTTATGATAATGAAAACTATTATCCCTGACCTAGAACAAACTGACCAATTTAGTTATTATGATTGTTATTCAAAATACCATAAAGCACATATAGAATTAAAGTGTAGAAAAACGCATTATGATGACCTTGTTATAGAAAAGATTAAATATGATAAGTTAAAAAAAGTAAATTCTTGGTACATAAATTCTACACCAATAGGCATATTTTCATTTGATATTCAAAAGATTGCAGAGCCAAAATGGAATGATGTAATGATGCCAACTACAACGGAATTTCAAAATAATCAGCAAATAATTAAACAAATAGGACTTTTAAATATAAATCAAGCTAAAAAAATAATGTAATGGAAACATTTATCCCAGCAGATGATGTATTAGTACGAATTAAATACCATCCTGACATCACACCAAAAGAAAAAGCAAAGTTCCAAGAACAAATAAAAGGTCTTTATATGACCGATAAAAGAAAGGAGCAGACATTTAAAAAAGTTATAACAAATCAAAAAAGAAATGAAAGAACTATTAAAACTAACGATTGAGTTCACAAGGATATTTATAGGCTTTATCCTTGCCATTACCATATTGGTAACATTTGATTTTTACTACGAACTAAAACGACTATTTAAAAATGTTTGACATTCAAGTAAAAAATAGCATAATAGAACATTGCGAAAAGCAAATAGATAAATATAATTTTGGTAAAAGATATACTGCAAATGGTAATAAAGAACAACAACTGACAGGTATTATTGGACAATGTGTTGTAATGGAGTTATTCCAATTAGAATATATAAACGGAAAGGATGGCTTTGATAATGGAATTGATATAGTTTATACTAATATTTTTGGCTCAATTAGTTTAGATGTAAAAACAATGGGCAGAACTACAAGCGTAAAACCAAATTATACAAATAACTTTATTGCATTACAAGACTACTTTAATCCTGAAGGTTACATATTTTGCAGTTATAACAAATCAAATAAAGTACTTACAATTTGTGGCTGGGTAACAAAACAAGAATTTATTAACAAAAGAAAGTATTTTCCTAAAGGAACAATACGAGAAAGGAGTAACGGAACAACATTTGAAACAAAGGCAGATTTATACGAAATTGATATTATTGATTTGAATGATGTTATTGATGAATTAGACCTTAAAAAACAATTGACTTTAATTATATGAACGGAGCAGAGAATTCACAACCAGTGAGAATGATATACCTAGACAACAAACAAGAAACAATATTTAAATCTATATCATATGCACATAGAGTAACAGGTGTAAATGAATACCAAATCAAACAATCCTTAAATCCTGTAAATAAGAAGCGATTTACCTACCAAGACCGAATTATAATATTTAGAACAATAAAATAATGTGTATATTTGTATTCGTGTTTTTACTGGATGTGAGATATCCAATATTTAAACTTATTAGGCTTGATAATGATGCGTAATCTCACTATGCTGATTTTGATAGCCTTTTTTATTTTATGAATGAAATATGGAAAGATGCTAAAGGATATGAACAATATTTAAAAGTATCAAATTTAGGTCGTGTATTTAGAAAAAATAGAGAATGGATTACAGGTAAAGGTTTAAAAAGAAAATACGTAGGTAAGATTATTAATTCTTCTATAATACATAATTATTGTTATGTAAGTATTTGCAAAAAACAAAGAATATTACATAGAATTATAGCTAATACATTTATTGAAAATATAAATAATTTGCCACAGGTTAACCATATAAACGGCATTAAAAATGATAATAGAATTGAAAATTTAGAATGGGTTACTGCTGGAGATAATCAAAGACACGCTTTTAGAACAGGTTTAAAAAAATCAACTAGGAAAATGGCTAAAGTGATTTTTCAATATGATTTAATTGGTAACTTTGTAAAAAAATGGGAATGTATTACTGATGCACATAAAGAAGGATTTCAACGCTCTGCTATTATTAAATGTGCAAAAGGTAAACAATTAACATCTTATGGATATAAATGGTTTTATGAAAAATAAATTAGTGCCATTACCAAAATTGCTAGAAAAAACGCAAAAAGTAGTAAATTTATTTATCCGTAATCGCGATGAAGGATTGCCTTGTATAAGTTGCGGAAGTAACAATGGAAATCAAGCTGGACATTACTTTGCCGTGAAAGGATTTAGTGCTTTAAGGTTTAACGAATGGAATATACATCTTCAGTGTGCTGGATGCAATATGTTTAAGCACGGAAATCAAGCTATGTATCGTATTGGATTAGTTGATAGAATAGGCGAAAAAGCCGTTAAGGAACTAGAATATGAAGCAGTAAATAACAGAGTTAAAAAATGGTCAAGATTAGAGTTAAACGAAATAATTGAAAAATATAAATAATGGCGAAACTAAACGCATCAGGCAAAGTGCAATTTGGAACTCGTAAAAAAGGTAGAGCAAAGAAATCTTACAACAAACACACACCAAAACCAAAGCCTAGTCGTGGACAAGGTAAGTAATATGAAAGATACATTCTCAAAGAAGGAATACAACTGTAAGTGTGGAACTTTAAACGAAAGGTACATTTGGCATAGTGAACTTAAAACCTACACTTTTAAATGTAATAAATGCAATAAAGAATTGGACATAAAAAACTATAAAAGTAAAGAAGTGCCACAAACCGCATCTATTAGAACACCAACAAAGAACCGATAATGTTAATCAACGAAATCAAACCAAACCCAAACAATCCTAGAATTTGCAGAGATGCTAAATTTAAATTATTGGTTAAGTCTATTCAGGAGTTCCCTGAAATGCTTAATCTTCGCCCAATAGTTATTGATGAAAAAAATGTCATTTTAGGTGGTAATCAAAGGTATCGTGCTTGTATAGAAGCTGGTCTTACCGATGTTCCTGTTATTCACGCTAACAACTTAACCGAAGAACAAAAGAAGCAATTTATTGTTCGTGATAATGTTAGCACAGGCGATTGGGATTTTGATTTATTGGCAAACGAATGGAGCATACAAGACCTAGATAATTGGGGATTAGATATACCAGCATTCGCAAATGATATAGAACAACCAAAGGACAATGCCATCGGAGGTACGACTTGTCCGAATTGTGGTGTAACTTTGTAAGAATCGTGAAACAATCGTGAGATTATGGCAAATGAACAAAACTTAACCCCATTCCCAAAAGGGAACAATGCAAACCCTAATGGCAGACCTAAAGGAGTGCCTAATTCAAGAACTCGTTTACTGCGTTTACTTGAACTTGTTACCAAAGTGCGTAACCCTGTTACAGGAGAAGATGAGGAGTTTACAATAGCTGAACAACTAGATATGAAGATAATTGCAAAGGCAATGAAATCCGACTTAAGGGCTTATCAGGAAATACTTGATAGATTAGAAGGCAGAGCAAAACAAACAACCGACATAAACGCAAACATTCAAGGTAGCGTTCAAATAGTAATACAAGAAGATGACCGATGCAAACCAATTGAAGATTAATGCAACACCTGTATTCTTTGCCAACAAAAGAGCATACGAAGGCACTTATCCTGTCATTTGCAATGAAGGTGGCACAAGGAGTTCAAAGTCTTATTCCATTGTTCAGTTATTAATTGAGATAGCCTACAACAATCCAAAGACTAGGATTTCAATTGTTTCTCATTCCCTTCCCCATATCAAGCGAGGTGTTTATAGGGATTTTAAATCTATAATGGAGAATTGGGGTTTATGGCAAGACAATGACTTTAGTTTTTCCGATTTCATATACACTTACCCAAATGGGTCTTACATTGAACTGTTTGGATTAGAAGATGAAAGCAAGGCTAGAGGACCAGCAAGGGATGTTCTATTTATCAACGAAGCCAACTTAATTAAGCGTACACTTTACGACCAATTACTAATGAGAACCACAGGCAAGGTATTCCTAGATTGGAATCCTGCTGACTTTGTTAATTGGGTTTACGAGATAGCCGACAATCCTGAAAACAAACGCATTCATTCTACTTACCTTAACAACATCCCAAACCTTTCCGAATCACAAATAAAAAACATTGAACAGTATAAAAACCTACCTGATGACTTTATGTGGAAGGTTTACGGATTAGGAGAACGAGGTGCAGCAAAAGAATTAATTTACACCCAATGGAAACAATACGACACCGCACCCGAAGGGGATGTATTCTATGGGCTTGACTTTGGATATGTGCATCCAGCTGCACTTATAAAGGTTACACATCACGAAGGCGAAAATTACTTTGAGGAAATAATTTATCAAAGCGGACTTACACTATCCGACCTTACAAGATTGATAAAAGAGAAAGTACCTGAACGAGCAACTATCTACGCAGATGCAGCCGAACCAAAATCAATAGAAGAACTTTACCGACAAGGATTTAATATTAAACCTGCTCAAAAGGATGTATGGGCAGGAATTGTTAAAATGAAATCTTATCCAATAAACATTCATTTCCATAGTAAAAATCTTAAAAGAGAATTTATGTCCTACAAATGGAAAAAGGATAAAAACGATAATGTAATTGAAGAACCTGTTAAAGCAAATGATGATGCTTTAGATGCTTCACGATACGCAGTATTTACGCATTTAACCAAGATGAGATTTGAAGTAAGTGTATTTTAGTGTAATTATATTATCTTTGTTTAAATTCTAATAATATGGGTTTATTTGACATCTTCACTAAAAAGAAGATTAACACACTATTTCCAACTATTCCGATGAACTCCCAAATAGCAATTGAAAGGGGAATCGTTACTTGGCAAGGAGCAGACCAAAGAAGTTTTGTTGATGATGGATATGTAGCAAACGATATAGTTTACTCAATCATTAAACTAATTACTGATAAAGCAAAAATTGCTCCATTTCACGTTTACAAGGTTGTAGATGAAAAGGCTGCAAAGAAATACAAATCATTGGCTGCACAAAAAGACATCAACCTAAAAGAACTTGAGACATTACACAAAAAGGCATACGAACTTTACACAGGAGACCAACGCTTAAACGAGTTGCTTAAATATCCTAATGAAGAAGATTGCTGGAGTGATTTAGTTGAACAATGGTGCGGTTTTAAGTTAATAACAGGTAATTCTTTTATTTATGGCAAACTTATTGAAGCTGGGAACAATCAAGGTAAACCTTATGAATTGTTTGCTTTGCCTAGTCAGTATATGGCTATTATCGCAAATATCAATGTGTTCCCCCCAACACGAGCTGGGTATCAGTTATACTATGGACAAATGTGGTCATTTGATACAAAAGAAATATTACACGATAAATACTTTAATCCACAATGGGGAGTTACAGGTGGACAGTTATATGGACAAAGCCCATTAAGAGCAGCAGCCAAAAACTTAACAAGAAGTAACGAAGCTAAAACCGCTGCCGTTGCATCATTCCAAAATGGTGGACCTGCTGGAGTTTTATTTATGAACGATGAACGCTTTGACCCTACAAGTGGACAAGCACAGGCTCAAGCATTAAAAACCGCAGTTAGTCAAAAGGGCGGTGCAGCTAACTTTAATTCAATTGCAGTATCAGGTTATAAAGTAGATTGGAAACAAATCGGACTTTCACCCGTTGAACTTAATATCATTGAATCGGAAAAATGGGATTTAAAAGCACTTTGTAACATCTACGGAGTACCTAGTCAACTTTTAAACGATAGCGATTCAAAGACATACAACAATCAAAGAGAAGGGGAAAAGGCATTAACACTTCGTTGTGCCATCCCATTACTTAACGCATTGACTGAAAACCTTAATAGGAAATTACACACGGATTGGGGTTATAAAGGAACAAATCTTTATGTTGATTATGACCTTTCAGTTTACGGAGAATTAGAAGCAAATAAATCCGAGCAAACCGATTGGCTTGATAAAGCGTGGTGGATTAGTCCTAAACAAAAGTTAGACATAATGAATATTGAAGTGCCTGATTATATCCCTACTGAAGAATTAGAGAAACTTTACATCCCAACAGGATTGCAAACTATTGACCAATTTCAACCTTTGAATATTCCTGACCAAAACCTATAAAATGATTTGGCAAGATTATAGAAAATTATATGCCAACGCATTAAAGCAATATTCACCGAAGTTCAAAAAAGAACTACAAAACCAAGTGAATACATATTGCCGTACATTAGACTATAACGCAATTAGCGATAAAGCCATTAAAAAGACCATACAAAAGCTACATTTGGCTATGGGTGTAAAGATGGCTCAAATAAGCAGTAAGGTCGTTAAAAGGTCAGTAAAAGGGCATTACGAGGCATTGGAAGTAAAGTCAGCTGAAACGGATTTGTTTAGTTACACAATCCTTCAGTATTTGCAAACGCAAGGACTTGACCAATTGGCTTACGATATTACCAATACAACTAAAGACCAAATAAGAAGATACCTAGTTCAATCAGCAGAACAAAACCTAACACTACCTGAAACAATTGTTTTATTAAGGGGTGCAGGAATTACGGATTATCGTGCCGAACTTATTGCAAGAACGGAAACAGGAAGGGCTGCAAATATCGGTTCAATGGTTGGTGCAACAAGTACAGGATTAGTAACTATCAAAGAATGGATTGCAGCAAGGGATAACAGGACAAGAAGGATTCCAAGAGACCAATTTGACCACCTAAATATGGATGGCACTAAAATCCCAATGGATGCAACCTTTAAAATACAAAACAAAAAAGGTGGCTTTGAATTTATGCTACATCCTTGCGATTCAAGTGGAAGTGCAGCCGATGTTTGCAACTGCCGATGTACTTTAGGATATGAGGCACAAAGGGATAAAAATGGCAAACTATTAAAGCTACAAGATAACCCACCAAAAGGGAATGTCGGGATGATTTGGGGGATATTAACTAACGCAGTAGGAATGCAAATTGGAAACTTAATTGCAGACTTGTTTGAATAATAAAAAAAAATATAACTTTGTAAATATGAAAACTTACGCATCAAAAGATTTAATTGTTGAGAAACAAGACATCGGTTATGAAGTAATGGATGTTGACACCGAACAACGCAGGGTTAAAGCCGTATGGGCAAGAACAGGTAATGTAGATTTAGATAACGATATAATCGTTCCTGAAGCATTCACCAAAACCTTAAATGAAAGAGGTCCAGCAGGTAAAAACTTGATATGGTCTTTAGTTGACCATTGTGCTGAAATGGAAGCCGTTATTGGTAAGCCTGAACAATTATATGTTGAAGGCGATATGCTTATTGCAATTACTCCAATTGTAATGACCGAAACAGGTGAAGATGTAATGAAGATGTACGATGCTGGTTTAATTAACCAACATTCAATCGGATTTACTACAATTAATTCAAGTGTAGCAAAGGATGGTGTAAGAACAATTACTGAACTTAAACTTTATGAAGGTAGTGCGGTATTATGGGCAGCAAACCCTGAAACACCAACTATTTCAGTAAAGAGTGAAGTAAAAAGGGAGCAATTAGCAAATAGGCTAGAGAAACTCTTGAAAGCGTTTAAAGGCGGTAAATTTACCGATGAAACCTTTGCGTTGATGGAGATTGAAATAAAAAGGATTCAAGCGGATTTATTGGAGATTGAAATCGTTAAAGAAATCACTGCGGTCGCAGAAGCACCCCAGCCGATAATTGAGGAAATCAAAAACAATGATGCGGAAATCCTGAAGGCAATAAAAGAATTTAATAAAATACTAAAAAAGTAAAAATGGAACAAGTAATTAACGAAATGGCTGAAAACCTTAAAGGTTTCCAAGCTAGT